TGCCGTAAAAACACCAAGGTGTGAGATATCGGTTGTGGCGGAATCCATCCCGCATTTACGAAGGGGTGCGATTCGTGACTTTCTGAAAATTATGGAAATGGTTGGGATGTATGTGCCTGACAAATGGAACAAGTCAAGTTTAACGTACACCTTTTCCAATGATAGTTTTATTGAGTTCTTTTCCGCAGACCAACCCGATAAATTACGAGGCGCAAGGCGTGACGTTTTATTTATAAACGAGTGTAACAATATTGAGTGGGAAAGTTACTACCAACTTGCAATAAGAACCAGGCGTTTTATTTATTTGGATTACAACCCCGTTAGTGAATTTTGGGTTGATACCGAATTGAAGTCGGACCCCGATTCCGAAATGGTTGTTTTAACTTACAAGGACAACGAAGCCCTTGATAAAAGCATTGTTAAGGAAATAGAAAAGGCAAAAGAAAAGGCAAAAACATCTGAGTATTGGGCCAATTGGTGGCGTGTATACGGCTTGGGTGAAATAGGCAATTTGGAGGGCGTTGTATTCAGTAATTACCAATTAGTGGATAGTATTCCCGATGAGGCAAAGTTAATCGGTTACGGCTTAGATTTCGGATATAGCAATGACCCTACTGCATTGGTTGCCATTTACCTATTTAATGGACAAAGGTACATCGACCAAATACTTTACCGAACTGGTATGATGAACGGGGAAATAGCAAAGCATATCGAAAGCGGCGTTATTTGTTACGCTGATTCTGCCGAGCCAAAAAGCATCGAGGAAATCCGAAGGTATGGCAAAACAATCCGAGGGGTGACCAAAGGAAAGGACTCGATAAATTATGGTATTCAGGTGATGCAAGAACAAGCGTACTTTATCACCAAGCGAAGCACCGACCTAATAAAAGAACTACGGGGGTACATTTGGGATAAGGATAAAAGCGGCAACACTATGAACCGACCCATTGGGGTTGACCACGCACTTGATGCGTTCAGATACCACGAAATGGAAGCCATTGGGATTAAGCGTAATTTTGGTCAGTACGACGTGCGTTAAAACATTTGCTTTTATTGGCGTTATTTAAGTATGGAAATAACGATACCAACCCACCTAAGCGAAGTGCCGCTTTATCAAATGGTGGAATATAATTCACTACCTCATCAAGAAGAGACCGAACGGGGGATTAAAGCCGTGAGTATTTTTTTAGGGCTGACAAATTCAGAAACCGCACGGTTGCCTTTGAAGGTACTTAACAAGGCCGTAGAGCATATCTCTAAATTCTTAAACGAAACCCCCGAACTTCAAACGACATTTGAACACAAAGGCGTTAAATACGGGTTCATCCCCAATATTGATGACATCACAACGGGGGAATTTATTGATATAGAAAACTATCAAAAAGAACCCAAAGACACCTATAAAGTTTTAAGCGTTTTATATCGACCTATCATCAAGGAAGGCCAAGGCAAACGCTATCTTATCGCTCCGTATAAAGGCGAGGTAAACGATGCGTTTAAGGATATGCCCAGTGACGTGGCGTTTGGTGCGCTGCTTTTTTTTTGGCGTTTAGGAATCGACTTATTGGCTTATACCCTGAAATCTTTGGAGCAAAAGAAGGAAGTGCTGATGAAAACCAATTCTCAAAAAAATGGGGTTGGATGGGGTTCATACACCTCCTCACTGGAGGAGATGTTACAAAATTTGGACAAATTAGTGAACTTCCCATTCATACCTCTTTCGTGTGGGGTGCTTACAAAAGCGATATGGCTGAACTTGAGCGACAAATTATTAATAAAAAACGATGAGTAAAGATAATTTAGGCGGAATATTCGCCATACTAAAAGAGATTGCGGATGAGTTAGGTTGGAATTATAGCCACGGGAATATGACTGAAAAGTCATTTAAGGCCGTAAACGTATATCCATTGCAACACGTCACCATAAACAATATAACCGTTCAAGAACAAATCGCCACCTATTCGGTAAATATCATAATTGCGGACCTTGTTAATTTTCTGAAGACCGAGAACGAAGGACTAAATCCCGTTGTTCTTTATTCTGAAATCGGTTATACTGAAAATACCAATTACGCTCACGTCTTACAAGAATTATACGTCTTGTTTAATTTGAAGGTAAGGGAAAAGCGGCTTCAATATGCTGAGGATGTAAATATCGTTTACCCTTTGACTTTTAACCCGTTTATTGATGCCGAGGCGGATGTTTTAGCGGGTTACACCATTACCCTAACTATTGAAGGCAAAGCCCCAACGGTCATAGATTGTTACAATGAAGTATAAATTAACCGCTATCGTTGTAAAGGATGCCGCCAATTTTATGGCGAAGGCTGCCCAATTGACTTTACAAGCCAAGCATACTCGCACGGCTATCCGAGCCAGTTGGAAAAAGGTCGGTTCGTCTTGGGAACCAACGAGCGTAACCAAGCAAAAGATAAGGGCGAATTATGTGGCTTCGGGAAACTTAGTGCGAAGCATTCAACCCGTTGCCGATGGCTTAGAATTTGGCATTGAGTTTGACTCATACGGTCAAATGTTAATAAATGGCCGCCAACCCTTTGGTAAAAATAAAGGGGGAAAAGGAATCCCACCAAGCACACTAAGGGAGTGGGGGAAAATGCGGAACCTGAGACCGAAAGACCCTAAGTCGGGGCAATTTATAAAGAACACCGAATCAAATCGGAAGGCTATGTTTTTTATGATGAATCGAAAAATAAAACACTTTGGAATCGAGCCGTTTGACTTTGTAAAAATGCCAAGGCGATACACCTTAGATAAATATACCCAACCAATTAAAGATGCCATAAGGCAAGACATAACCAACACAATAGCAAACCGATGAATTTTAACGTACAACCAAGCGGAGTAGTAGGGGCAAATAGCCCTATAATTTACCAATTCTTTGATGCCCTTTATACAAGCACTAACTTTGAATATAAAGTTGAGATATTTGTATGGACTGGCACGACAACCATACCCGCCTCACCCATTGCAACTATTATACGAGTACCTGACACTTTCGCAAGTGGTCGGGCATTTGTGGATATCCATAAAATAGTGCAGCAATATTTAACTAACGATTTTTTCACGGCTTCGGGGTATAAGGTAAACATTAACGGAGGTGCGGTAAATTGTGCCGTTAAGGTTCAAGGATATTACACAACGGGTTCAAGTAGCAACGTGACCGCCTTAATTACCTCCAATGTTGTATTGGCTACAAATGGGTACACATATATGGCCGATGGTTTTAACGACCCTTTGGTCACTACGGGATTGCTTACCTCAAAAACTAAATTTATTATTCCAATCGGTACGCCATCGTATTACGTTTGGTTTGATGCTTCGGTGGTTACTGAATTGGAAATTGACGTTACTGCGGTTACCCCAAATACGGTAACGGGTACGGCTACACGGATACAAGGGGTGGACTTGGTGCAACTTTACACCAATGCGGGGGTAAGTGGCGATGCGACCTTGTTAGTCACTGCGGGAGTTACTCAATTTGCCTTTGCAATCGAACGACCTTGCCAAAATAGATACGGCTTAATTCCTTTGCATTTTTTAAATCGTTGGGGGGTGTACGAATCGTATGTATTTAACGCATTACACCGAACCCAAATAGACGTAACACGGGAAACTTTTCAAAGGGCAATGTTTGCTCAGACCGATATGAGCGCACGATGGGCCTACGGATACCAAATAAATACGCCTTACTTGGTAAACGCCAAAGAAAAATACACTTTAAATTCAAATTACATCCCCGAAGATGACAACGATTCGGTGCAACAAATGTATTTGAGCGATAATATTTTATTACAAGATGGGGCGATTAAGAGCGCAACCATTACCGACGCCTCTATTGGATTTAAAACCCGCACAAACGATAAATTAATTGACTACACCATTAACGTGGAAGTAAACTCACCCCTAATTAATAAAGTGGTACGATGAGATTTTCACTTGTTATTGATGGCAAAGTTGTGGATTTGTTCAGCGATGAAACGATACAACTTACAAGGGCGATTAAAGATTTTTTAACCACCCAAGCCCGAACGGATTTTACCCAACAATTCAACATCCCATCCACATCCGTAAACGACCCAATCTTTGATAATTACTTTGACGAAAATTCGGTTTTAAGCGGTTGGAATGCTTACGTTAAATTGGATGCAATTATTTACATTCACTCTATTCCAATTTTTAGCGGGTGTGTTGAACTAACGGGGGTTGAGTACAAAAACGGATTGCCACGCCAATATAATTTAATTTTTTACGGGCAAGGCAAAACGGCGATTGCGGATTTTGGCGAAAAAACCTTACCAATGGTAGACTGGACTGCCTACAATCACACGGTTAATTATTCAAATGTCATCGATTCGTGGTTCGGAACTTTACTAAGTGGTAAAGTGCTTTACCCCGTTGCCGATTGGCATATTGGTTTGAGTTATTGCAAGGTTCCAGTAATCGACAATAATTTGTACCAAGGTGGATTGGCTATAAACGACCTTAGACCCGCTTTGCTTTTAACCGAAATGGTTAAGGCTTGTTTTTTGGATATCGGTTACACGTTGAGCGGTTCGCTTTTTGACCGAGATAATTTCACCGACCTTTTTGTCATCCCAATGAACGGGGCGGGGCCAGTACAAAATACTAATAACGTAGATGCGAAAATAAACGTAAGCCGAGGAACTATTTCAACGCCATCGAGTTCCTTTCAAAATCAACCCGTTATTTTTACAACCGTTACAAGTGACCCTTTAAGTTTATACAATTCAACAACGGGGGTTTACACGGTTCCATTTACGGGTGAGTATAAATTTAGGTTGACAATAAATATCACTAATGCCACCGCAAGTCCTTTTA